CTTAAGACAGATTTGTCCTGCAAATCACTATCTGCTGCACCGGTTGAAAATGATCATTCAACAGACACCACCTTCCGATTTTCTACGGAAGGTCTCTCCAAAGTAGACCGTCATCCTCACGAATAATTAGAGGTTTTCGGTCTGCTTCGGAGACTACTCTCTCGAAAGAGAGAGCTTCCCCTTCATTTTGAAGGGGCTCTTCGCTTAGAGAAGTACTGGATTTGATCCAAGCTTCCTGATACTTTGAGAATTCGGATTCTTCGTGGAAACCTCCACATAAGAAGTCGAACGCTCGAAGAGCTTCGAAGTGTTCTCGATCGTGTAAATAATCACGTGAGAAATCTAAGAAGTCTCCATTTTCAGGAAGTTCAAAGTCCATGGGTTTCAGTGAACGAGGGAAAGAACTGTCTTTAAACAGTTTACCTTCAAACATTGAACGTTCCATGAACCTGGGATCAAAGTTCAGATTGGCATACTTAAGAAAGTCACGAGGGATCTTCAAATCAGCAAAGTCAAAAATAGTTTTGACAGTTGCTTGATGATTCTCGTGACAATTCATAGTCTTAAGTAAAACCAAATTCCGGTACTCAGTATAGCCAAAGTCTACTCCACCCTTGAGAAAGTTCTGAAGGAAAAGGTCATCGATCTGTTTTTGCAAATCGTTCCTAATCCGACGGTCCTTACAAGGAATTTGTAGACTGTGAAGAAAGGAAATCGACGGAAGATTCACCAGATCCTGTTCAAACAGGAGATCCCTTAATTGGGGGTGAGTCATACATCGTTTTCGGGTCTTCTCCAGGTCCTGAGGTCGTAAGAAATCTTCATGATATTCTATCGAACTAACAGGATTAAGGAAAGTTTCCATTCTTTCTTCAAATTCGGCTATTACTTTTTTCTCTAGACTGAGATATGGAATTGAGATACAGTCCTTTTTGGGACTGATCCGATCAAATAGATCATGGATATAGCATAACTTAGCAGTTCTTTGGGATTTTGTACTCTGTTGAGTAAAATCTCCCCACGAGAAAGAAAGTCCTCCGTGTGAAACGGGGACATTCAAGTCTCGGACAGTTCGGCTTAGTTTAGCTCGATTCACCGTCTTAAAGAGGTCTTGGACCTCTTGAGACGGTGTATCACCCATCATCAATTCCAGATCTCGCACGCATTCACCAAGGACTTGAGCACGTCTATCTAAGACTCTCTGCTTCCCAGAATCCACAACGGTTCCTTCAACAATCAATTGAGAGTTGATGGTTCCAAATCGTGGATGAATATAGTTTTTCCCAAGGGAGAGATCAAGACCAAATTCATGGACTTGTTCTTTCCAAATAGGATAGACTTTTTCTGGGGCCCTCATCAGGATATCATCTCCATTGATTAAATATTTCTCTGGAGAGAGACCTGAAAAGGAAGCAGTACAGTCATTCAATAGACAAAGCAGCGGGAACGATAGGAGGGAACCCATTAATTGACCTGATTCTTGAAGAATCGGATGAAGGGAACCCTCGGGAGCAATCTCTACAAATCTTTTGGGATAAACCAATAGATGAGGAGAAACTTCCTTCAGAGCCCACCTACGGGTAGGCTCATGATCTATACTTTCCAGGATACCATCGAGTAAGGCTCTCGAAGCCTCAATATCGAAGGAATCCGTTGCTGCTGTGTAGTCACCTGAAATCCAAACATCTCCTTTAACCGATTTATCGTAGATCCGCTCTATAGCGGCTTCGAGACGGTTAGTTCCATGAGTTAAGCAGAACTGGGGTTCATCACCCAGTGCTAACCACATGGCACGTTGGAGAGGTTTGAGACAGAAGGTATCTCCTTCTCCAGCTGTAATCGTTCTTACCTTGAGTGGTTCCGTAATTGGTTCCACTCTTACGGGAAGAGGAGCAGCTGGAGGATAGGCCGGAAACTCAAGAGTTTGAGTTACGGGCTTAGGAGTTGGTAAGGGGAAACCAGTAGATTCATCGATTCCTGATTGATCTAATAGATCTTTCAGAGAGTCGATATTACTACTGGTTGTCCCTTGCAAAACCTTCTGTACCCAGGTATGGCGAATGTTCTCGTGGTAGGCCTTTCTTGCCTGAAATTGCTTGACAAGAGCCGGAAAATCTATAAAGGGTTCCCATAAATTGGAACCCCCTGTAGAATCAAATTCCGGTTTAACCCGATAGAACTTAGATGGATCAAGTGAACTCTGAAATTTTTCAGGAGTTAACTGACTCATCATAAGGTTCTCCCTTCTAATCCAAGAAGGAGGCTCCTTTAATTTAAACAGGAGACCTCTTTCCACATGGAGAGGGAAGTGAAAACGTC